CAGTAGTTGCGGTTGTTAAATAAAAGAAATCGGTTGTAGCATTTAATGCAGAGCTTGACACCGATGTCATGTCAGGGACTTTAATTGTCGCCATTTTTTATTCCTATCAAGAGGTTACAATGTAATCAGTTCCAGAACCATCGTCAACAGCAGTAACATAAGTCTTATGTATGATACTCTGAAGTTCATATATAACACTTGAACTGACTTCCCAATCATTCGATGGTGACAAGTAGAAGTTAGCCGTTTTCTTAGCGTATCTTCTAGTAGATCCACCACCCATTAATCCAATAGATTTTATCCTTCCAAGTAATCTAGTTAATTGTGCATCATATATAGCCCAATCTGGTTGTCTATAATGAGCTTTCATCGTAGTAATCGCGTGCAACAAAATAAGTTGCGGATTAATACTAGATTTGTCTATATCTGCGGTGAAATCACCCAACGATGCGTTGTATTCTAGTTTTATATTACTAGTATCATTGGGTGTTGGCCAAAGTTCTATCTTTGGAATACCACCATCATCTAAAACATCCCAACGCCAGGGTAATCTATCGTTTATTACCGCATCTATATTGTGCTCTCTAATACCAATACCAATCTGCATTTCATAAAAACGACCGGAGCCCCCTCTGTTTAAAGAAACAGTTAACGGTTTTGTTAAATCGCAATTGGAAGGGGGCAGATAAAGATTTACACCGGACGTTGTAGTCAGGGAATCATCTACTACATGAGTCAACAAATCCCCGAATTCATAAAACAATTGCTCTTGTCCGCTTCTAAGAGCGGAATCAAGCAGATCAGACTGGAGAATAGCTCCAGAGCCAGACGAACTAAATCCTAGCCTCTGTGCTAATTCCGTCCTTAGACTTGCGAGTGTTCTTGCCGCCATCTACGTTTTTCTCCTTAGATACTATTTTAGTTATAGAAAACTCAACGGTATCTACAAAATTAGCACCAAAAACTGTTCTTAAAGTTTCTTTTCCATAATATTCGACAAGCCTTTTAATCTCATCTTCCATGTTTTCAATATCGTGGTATGTATCTGTTTTTCCTTGAACCTCGATGTTTTCAGTTCCATATCTGTGCTGATACAATGGAAGTTCATGAGCTGGAAAAATTTTACGATATTTAGAAAATTGATCTTTAGTGTATTCAGTTTCAATTATCGGTACTTTCATCTTTGTCTCCCTTTTCGGTTTCAGGTTCAATTACATCGTAATGTACACTACCATCAGGTAGAACATTAACCTTGAATTGAATTGGAACCATTTTGTAATATGTGAAGGTTGCACCGTTTTCGCGCGGTATTGATCTTTCAAAACTATCAAATACGTTCTCAACCGCTCTAAAAGGTGTACCAGCACCCGTTACATCCATAATTCGATCGAACATCCGATCCATTGCTCTCATATTCCTTGATAACACCATAATTTACTCCTTTAAGCAAAAGAACCTGGGGGCCGAAGCCCCCAAGATTCAGATTTATTACGCACCAGTAGCTATAATAGCGCCATGACAATTCATGCGGTTTGCAGTAAGCGAACCACGCCATGTCATACCCCAGTAGTAGTTATAACTGGTATGCTCGCGCGGAGGTTTCCTTGCGATCATATCGTTACCCTCGATTGGGCGGATATGCATATGGTTTAGATTAAGCATGTAACAACGCTTGGACCATCCCACATTAGTACCGTTACTAACACTAGCACCAGACATCGCATCAACATCTTCGAAAACCGGATCCCAAATAATGGGTACACCCTGGAAGAATAGACCGGTAAAAGTACCGCCATCTTTAATTTCTAGAGATGGATCCATATTCCAAGGAGCTTGCGCCGTTCCAGGCTGTACAGCATACCGAGACTCTTTTGCATCTGCAGCAATTTCATAAGACTTAATGAAATCAGTACCAGCTAAAATAAAGTTCGGAGTCCCGCCATTCTTCTGACAAGCGCGCCACATGACGTGCATAGGAGCCAGTAAAGCGCTTCCAGCATAACCGGTAGGAGTAGTAGTGCCGAACGTATTCAGACCACTACCCGTATCATAGTTACTGCGCCAGAAACTGTTAGTAGCGCGGTCGATACCGCCAACCGTACCTGTACGAGAATCTAAAGGAACTATAAAGTCTAGACCATTAATAGCCTTACTTGCGGTTGAAGTGCCACCACCAACAGTGATAGTTCCATCAAGATGCAACGACTGGTCAAGAATCTCTTCAAAACCTAGACGTAGAACCTCCATGGACTCATTGAAGACGTTGGTCAACTGCACAAGACCAGCAGCGCCTGAGTTACGAGGTGATTGCGAATCACCGACTAAAATGCCGTTACCAATTAGGTAGTCTTCAGAAAACTGGAAGCCGTCGTGAGCCGAGTTCCAAGGATAGTAAGCCTGCCGAACCGTATCGCGAGTGTTATAACCAACAGTATCCGACGTGTTCAGCGACGTGTCACCAAACCATTCGAAGTTGTTGTCATAACCCGTGCGGATCTGCTCAACGATATTTTCTTTACCGCCGCCCCATGTCTTTTTCTTAGCCATGAGAGCTTTGAGCAAGGGCCGCTCTGTTGCGACCTGGTCAATAGGCTTATTCTTCAAATAATTCTGAAGAGCTACATAACCCAATTGGGTAATGTCGGCAGCAGCTAGAGCTGTTTGTGTTGCCATAATATTACCTCCTAAGGTAATGTAAAGTTAATGGAACAGGGTTGGCTACACGAATGCCCATACGTGCTACTAAGCGGACGATTTCTTAGTTATTGCGTCCTTACCTGTTACGAATGCATCTGGTCTAGATGAGCTTGAAGAAACTCCGGGGTAACCTCAGCTGTTTCTAAATAACCAGAACTGCCTTGTGATCCGCTGTTTCCACTAGGTGCTAGGGGCCCAGAATCTCTACTAGCCTTTGGAATTTTACTAGAGGCAGCGGTCATCCCTCTAGATAAAATGTCGTACTCGCTTTTTAGTGTCGATAACCAATCTGATGGTTTAGCATCAGAGTTAGCTATTTTGGCACCAACATCCATCATAATTTCTTTCTTAAGCATATAATCAGGATCAGAATCAACTATACCTTTTTCCCACTCTTGAATACCTTGATAAGCTTTTTCTGCCTCATTATTATACCATGTTTGATACTCTTGGGCCCGTACGTTATCCTGTTCAAATTCGGATCTAGCTTGCACGCGCGCATTTGTACTCGATCTTTCTTGAGCTAATTTATTCGCCCAGTCCTCACTCATATCTAAATCTTCTACAGCTTTAGATAAATCCGTAAAATCTCCGTAAGTGCTAGCCTCGTTTTTTGAAGCCGAATTTAATCCAAGCTTTTGAGCGACTTGATCTGAAAATTTATCTAATTCTTTTAAACCGGCTCGAGCGGCATCATAATCACCTGAGTTTAAATTCTTAAAAAGACCGAGAGCCCAATTTAATTGATCCGGGTTTGTAGTACTTTCTGCTATATGCCCAAATACTTGGTGCCCCGTCTCATATTCAGATACTTTACCTTCGGCTTCGTTTGCTCTGTGAACCAGATCTTTAAATCTATCCTGAGCCTTTGGTTTTAAATTACCTATAAATTCTTTATCTTCGTCAGATAATTCTACCGGTAATCTTCCCTTGTCCTCAACCTCTTTTCTCCAATCCTCAGTTTGCTCAACTGGTTCGCTATCAATAATTGGTTCTTTCGACCCCTCTTCAGCGCTAGCTTCCACCTTCTCTTCTTCTTGAGATTCCTGAGCTTCATCGAAAGTCGGCGGCGTTGGTTCACTATAATCCTCCTCAGGTTGTAGATTATCTATAGCTTCAGAAAGTACATCTTTAGTAGATTCATACATCTCATCGTTTGATAATACTTTATTTTCCCCAGTATCAGCCATATTATTTCTCCCTTAAGATGGTTGTCTGTATTGGTTCCTTTCTCGCTGGTCAACGCGATTATTAGGAACGTTTCTTGTTTCGTTAAATTGCTGTGTCATATCAGAAGGCATCTTCATCCCTGGAGGTCCTGGATTTTGCTGTTGATCTTTTCCTCCCATCATTAATGATTTCATAATTTGATTCTGCATAACCTGTTCTTGCATCTGATCCGGCAACGGTGGCATAAATTTAGACACATCAATTCTCTCATCAAAACGTTTAAACGTTTCTTCTAGCAATTGAACATACGGATTAAACTCATCCGGAACACCGACGTCTCTTAGCTGCTGAACCATTTGAACGTTCTGCATAATTATAGGCATTAACTCTATCCAGCGCATGCGCTCCTCATTCTCATTAGGCATTGCGGTACTGCCGGCCGTAATTTGAATATAAATAGAATCGTATAAATGCTGTTTGTTCAATATTGGCCAAAAAGCATGTGGTCCCGCAATTTCTACAGCCTTTTGAGGACTAACCTCTTGAATCAATAACTGTGAACTAAATTTTGAAATATCTTTTAGCCACATCTCTACCGCGTCTATTTTTTCTGAAACTCTAGTAGCTAATCCTTCGTTTTGGATGTTAGCTTCTGTTGCTGTCTTGGCCCTCATTATACCACCTCTTTGAGCATCACCCAAACCGCTGATCCATTCTATATCAGATCTAATAGGGGTGGTATCATAAACTTGGTAATTCATAGGTGGAACTTGAGCTGGTTGAAACACAGTATTAACGCCGGTACCACCCGCATTAATAAGAGCTATATCACCGATTGTGGCGTTCGAAAACGTTTCTATATCTTCGTAATTTACTCGACTAGAATCAGCAATAAAGAATGGAGCCGATAACTCTCTATGTTTTGCCATCTGTTCTCTGACAGTATTGTATTCATCCTGCAGACTCATCAAGAGTTCTACTTCTGAAACCGGCCATTCTTGACCATCAATCCAGTTAAGACCTAAGATAAAGAAAGGACACCAACGCTCTCCCATTCTATTAGGATGAAAAGGATCCTTTATCCAGAAGCCGCCGCCCTCTCCCCAGGTATAAACGGTCATAGTTCCTTTATCCCAGTACTCCCAAATAGCCACGGCAAGGTTTACATCTTCTTCGCCGTCGAAATCAAAACTAGATTTATTGTCTCTATTTAATCTTCCAGGTATACCGCCTTGTGTTCGTTTATATATAGTAAGCGATTCACATTGTTCTTTAGTTAACTCAAATCTTTCCTTAGCTTCTTTAGGTGTCATCCAAGTGCAGTTTGCCATCCACTTAGCATCTTCATAATCAAGTAAACTATCTAATGATGTATCCATTCTGAAATCTTCAGGTTTAACAAAACCAAGATTTAAACCCTCTCGATACATAACATCTACCTTATTCTGAAGACCCGCTACAGTTCTTTGGAGTTCTTCTATTATTTCATCCTGATCACCATCGTAGTTGCCTTCGTCTAAAAGAGACATAACATTAGATTGAATCTTTGCTAGACTTTCCTGAGCATCATTAAATTGTCTACTAACCAGGGGATCTGTATAATAATCTCTTTGGTATGTAACTTTCAAAATTCCAATTTTACTTGTCATGCAAGATCTGATTACTTGCTTTGCTGCCTTCTTTAAATCTGCTTTCGTAAAACTCTCTTCTAAAACTTTCTCTAAAGTTTGAGCAAACAAATCAGACATTCTATATTCTTGCCCACCAGGTTCGACGAACTCAACTGGCCTAATTTGAATCTCAGGGTTCTTAGCATAAATATGCGGAAGTAAACCCTGAAGAGTAGCATGAATAACATTACCTTTTACGGTTCTACCAGATTCTTGTAAAGCTTGACCACTAGTTATTACCTGACTAGTTCTGTTTATACGGCCAAGAGAATAACGTCTAGCATGCTCTATTTCTTTATAACGCTTTTTCCATTTTGTATATGAAAGATAAACGTTCTCTTGAAACTTTTTTATTAACCCTTTAGCTTCCGGCGCTACATCAGCTTGCAAGTCTGGATTAGTTGCTATTACATTTAAATCCATGATTGATTATCCTCATATAAAACATCTAAATTATCTAACCATTCAAGAGTATATTTACTCGGTAGTTTCTTTTTAGGTTTTGGTTTTACCGTTTTAGCTCGACGCATCATTAATCCGTAT